TTACATTAGACAACTACCATGCGAACCCTGATGTGATAGATAATAATGTGAGTGAAACTCCTCAGGAGCATAAGTCACATAACTGCATTGCGTTGGAGAATGGTCAATTTGCATTGTATCCTAATAACAGGATGCGTCTGTATGACCTCTCTATCACGCCTGAAGACCCCTTGACACCTGATTTCAAAGTATCTACCATAGAATACCAAGTGGAGGCAGGAGTAGACTGGGGGAGACTAGGCGACACTGATGATTATTTTTGGGAAACTAATGCTGAACGTAAACAACGAACGGAGACCTCTGATGGACAAGAGAGTGGACAAGAGTGAAGACTTTAGGAAGTCTGGCATGACACTCATTACGGAAATCGATAGTGAACGTTACTTAAAGAAAGCAAGTAAGATGAAAGATGTCAAGGAGGGAGAAATCTTTGACAATCAAGAGGAGTGGGCGGACGGATTCTGCGGTAAGTGATAAATAGAAACAGCCTATTGCTGTGTCTAAATGCCAACCTTTCAGACATTTAAAGATCTGAGTGTTACGTTTAAGAAGCATCCTGTGTCTGATGATCTGGTACAGGTAAAGGATAAGTCTGCGATTGTGCAGTCCATTTCTAATTTACTTCTTACAAACAAAGGAGAACGACCTTTCCAACCTGAGTTGGGGAGCGATATTCATCGCATGTTATTTGAACCATTGGATTATGCCACTGCAGGTATGATCAAGGCATCTGTTGCTGAGTGCATTAACAGATACGAACCTAGGGTCAAAGTAGATGACATCAGGTGTTTTCCTGATGACGCCAATAATGGTTATGAAGTTGAACTGACTTTTACCATTGTAGGTAGAGATGATGATGCAGTAACGGTAGAATTCTTCTTAGAGCGCACACGATAATGCCATATACACAGGTTGCTAACTTAGACTTTGAAGATATCAAAGCGCAGCTCAAGGAATACTTGAGAGCACAGTCGGACTTTACTGACTATGATTTTGAAGGTAGTGCATTATCGACCTTGATCGATACACTTGCCTATAACACCTACTATACGGCGTTTAACACCAACATGGTAGTCAATGAACTATTCATTGATAGTGCCACCCTGAGAGACAATGTAGTAGCGATTGCGAAGCAACTAGGGTACAAACCCAAGAGTGCTACCGCTCCTACTGCATATGTCTCTTTTACTGTAACTTACAATAATCCTACAACTGATACTGAACTCAATCTAAGAGCAGGTACAGGATTTGTAGCAAACTATGATGAGACACTGTATCAGTATGTTGTTACTGATGAGGCAAAAGCACAGGTAGCAAATGATACTGCTGTGTTTACAAATGTTCCTGTAAGAGAGGGAACGTTCCTTACTAACACCTTTACTGTTAATACAGCACTCAAGTCTCAAAGATTTATTCTTGACAACCGCAACATTGACACTAACACTATCAGAGTGAAGGTATATCCTACTGGTGGTAGTTTGAGTGAGCAATATCTTCGTGCTGATAACATTCTAGATGTTGATAGCACATCTAAAGTATTCTTCATCGATGAGATCGAAGATGAAAGATACGAAATTCTTATGGGCGATGGTGTCCTAGGAAAGAAACTTGATAATGGTGCAAGAATTGAAGTTTCTTACATCACTACATCTGGTCCTTCTAGCAATGGCGTAAGATCATTCGTTTTCTCTGGTGTACTAGAGAACAATAACGGTGTTACACCTAATGCTGATGTAGTCATCAACTCTACGATTGCTGCAGCAGGCGGTGAGGCAATTGAAACTACTGCTAGCATCAAATACACTGCTCCTAAGGCATACGGCACACAGGACCGTGCAGTGACCTCTCAGGACTATGAGGCAATCGTTCGTAGAGTGTATCCTGCAACCAGTGACATCATTATCTTTGGTGGTGAAGATCAGGATCCACCAGAATATGGTAAAGTCTTCATTGCACTGAAACCAAAAGATGCAAGTTATCTAACTTCACTGACAAAAGCGACAATTATTGAGGAACTAGAGAAATATACAGTAGCATCTGTCGAACCTCGTATTGTTGACCCATCAATCTTGTTTGTAGAACTGTCAAGTAAGATTTACTATGACAGAACTAAGACTGATGATACACCTGCTCAGATTAGAGACAAGGTAATTGCTTCTGTACAGTCTTATCTTGATACAAGTGATACTGAAAAGTTTAACGGTAAGTTTAGGTATAGTAAGGCAGTAGGTGTAATCGATGATGCAGACCGTGCGATCAATTCTAATTTAACATCTGTTACAATGAGGAAAGACTTCTATCCTCAGCTCAACTCTACATTCTATTATGAACTTTGCTTCCAAAATACGTTCGAGACTGACTGCGACGATCCTGTTCTTTCGTCTACTGGCTTTAGGGTTACTGAATACCCTAATTTTGACGTTTATCTGGAGGACAAGGCGGGCAAAATCGTCCTATATAGACTAGATACCGTAACTGGTGAAAAAGTTGTTCTCGACAGCGAAGTTGGCGATATTGATTATGCAAAAGGTGAATTGAAAATGTATGCCCTTACAATCATTAAGGGTAGTTTCTTTGATAATCGCATTTCTGTTAGAGTAAAACCCCTTTCTAATGATATCAAGGCACTCCGCGAGGTTTATCTTGACGTTGACGTTGCGAATTCCTCGTTCACTGCATACAAAGAGTAAAGTAAATGCCTGCTGTAAAGACTAAGAGAATTTCCACTCTGATCGAGACACAGCTTCCTGCTTTTATTGCTGATGAATACGAACTGTTTGGCAAGTTCGTTCAGAAGTATTATGAAGCACAGGAGGTGCAAGGTGGCACTTTGGATATTATTAGTAATATCCAGAAATATGCTGACATCGATTTTTATGAGAAGAACATTCTCAAGCAGAACGATAGTTTAACAGTAGACATCACAAACAGCGATACTACAATCACTGTAACAGATGCACAATCCTTCCCAAAGAAGAACGGATACATCCGCATTGATGATGAGATCATCTTCTATGCTACAAGAACAGACACAGAGTTCAGAGAGTGTTCTAGAGGTATTAGTGGCAACACATCTCTTGGTGATCTATATGAGGCAAGTAATTTTACTAGCACAGATGCGGCATCGCATAATGCTGGGGCAAAAGTTCTCAATGTAAGTAACCTTTTCCTGTACGCACTGGTTAAGAACTTTGAAAAGCAATACCTAGGTTCTTTTCCTGAAAAGTATCTACGAGGTGAGGTAGACAAGAGAACCCTTATCAAGAACATCAGTAAGTTCTATAAGGCAAAAGGAACTACAAGTTCCATCAAATTTATTTTTAATACTATTGTAACTCAGGATGCAACTGATAAACCTGAGGTATACAAACCAAAAGATTTTACATATAAGTCTTCTAACGCTGATTGGATCAGTAACTATGCACTCAAGTGCAAAGTAGTATCTGGTGACCCTAAAGCGTTGATCGGTAATAAGATCGTCCAAGCAGAGACAGATGAATATGGTTATGCATCTGCTACTGTTGACAATGTACAGTCTGATGGCACGAAAGATGGTGAAGTAATTTACAACATCATTCTTGCCCCCGAGACTGTCACTGGCGAGTTTGCTGTATCTACAAAAACAAAACTAACTAAAAATGTTTCTGGAACTGCATCTAGTGGTGACAGGATTAATGTATTCTCAACAGTTGGTTGGGGAAACACTGGATCTATCTTACTAGGCACAGAAACGATTACGTTTGAGGATAAGAACGTAACGCAGTTTATTATCAAGAACAGACAACCATCTACTGCTGTAGCACATAGTGTAGATGATGCTGTATACAAACCAGTCACAGTGGTAGGCACTGGTGTAACGTTGCTCACAATGGGCGTCGTATATAATCTAAGTCCATCAGATCCACAACCTTATTCCAATGTTGGAGATAAGATCCAAGTTTCTGATCCTGGATTTAAGACTATTGATCCCAAAATTGTAAACGTAGGAACTAACCAAACACGTTGGTTGCTAAGTCAACATCTAGATGTCAACGTACCAACTCTACCAGCAGTTGCTACATCTTTGGATCAAGTAACCACAGATGTCTCTGCTATTTTTGAGGACGATCAATACTATTATATCACATCTTCTGGTTTTCCATCACATAAAATTCTAGATGGTTCTGTTGTTACTGAGACGGTACTAGATCAAAACATCTTGCGTCTCATTAGAAAGAGAGCAACTACATCTACAGAAAGATATAAGACACCAAAAGCAGACACTGGTATTCTATTGAATGGTGTTCGTACTTACAGTTATAGAGATGATGACAGTGTTTTCTTTGGAACGTTAGAGAAAATTACTGTAGATCAGCAAGGACGTGGTTATGTAAAACCACCATTTGTTCTTGTCGATCAAGTTCCAAACAAAGCAAGAGCAGTATTGTCTGGTCAGGTTGTTGAAAGCGTCATTGTAGATACAACAGATACTTTCCCATTGACACCAGAGATCACTATTACTTCTGGTAGAGAAGCAGTTGTACGTGCTGTAGTTACTGGTGGTAAGGTAACAACTCTACTCATTGACAATCCTGGCGAATACTATTCTTCTCCTCCTCTAGTAAGAATTAGAGACAATGCAGGTCGTGGTAGATTTGCTAGTTATGATGCTATCATTGATGCTGAGGGTAGAATTACAGGATTTGATAAAATTGACGAAGGTAACTTCTACACTCAAGACAGTGTTATTGTAGACATCATTCCTGTTGGTAGTGGTGCAGTTGGTATTCCACAATTAAAAGAATGGAACTTCAACAGATACAAGAAACTAGAAAACAAACTAGACACTGAGAACGGATATATCTTTGAGAACTATAATCCTGTTCTTAAGTATGGTTATGGTTACATTGCTAACCCTAAAGCAGTTCGTGTTACACTAAATGATAATTTAAACCAAGCAGGATCAGAACCAGCAAGTAAAACTCACTCTCCAATTATTGGTTTTGCTTATGATGGCAACCCTATCTATGGTGCGTTCGGTTACGAAGACCCACTAGATACAAATTCATCTATCGTTAGAATGACATCTGGTTATTCTATCAACGGAACTCGTTCAGGTGGTCCTTCATTGACACAATACCCCATGGGTACTTTTGTTGATGATTACACCTACACCCACCGTAGCGGGTCATTAGACGAAAACAATGGACGATTTTGTATTACCCCAGAATTTCCGAAAGGAACTTATGCTTATTTCATTACTATTGATAGCAATCAAGTACCGCAATTCCCATACATTCTAGGTGCTAATTTCTACTCATTGCCAGTAGATAGTAATTACAACTCTGATATCACTCAGTCTGAAGTTCCTAAGAATGCGAAGAGACTATCTGTCGCAGCAATGCCAAGAAATGGTGAAGGATTTGTTGGAACTATTTCCGATGTTTCATCTGGTACAGTAGATAGTATCAATATTGATAGATCATCTGCTAACTTCACAGTAAACAATAAAGTATTTTTCAACAATCAAGGAACGCAGGGTTCTGAAGCAGAGGCACTAGTTGCTTCTGTAAAAGGCAAGACTGTTAATTACTTACAAAGTAAAGAAACTAAAGTTGTAAAACTAACGACTATTCAAACTGCATACCTATTTGCTGATGATACACTAAGACAACCATCTTCTGGTGCATTTGGCGAGATTGTAGGTACAGTTGCTAACGATAACGTAATTGTTCTCAAGAACGTTAATGGTACGTTTAATAATACTGGTACATTCTCTGCTGACATCAAAACTTTTACAGTTCTACTAGATCAAGATAGTTCTTATACAGAAGGTGCTGTATTAAGTCTAACCGATGGTATTAACCCACCAGTTGCAACAGCAGAAATCTTAGAAAGCACAAATCGTCAGAATGTTGTAACTATTAAAGTTCTTACAGGAACATGGGTAATCAATGACGATTACTTTATACAATCTGATAACCTCTTCAATACTATTGGTTCCAAGATTATCACACTTACTTCTTTGAGTGATAACCTAGAACCATTTGATGTAAATCAAAGTGTTGCTTTGATAGAAACATCTACAGCGCATGGTCTTGGTATTGGTGACAAAGCAACTATCGATATCAACCCAGATGATAGTACAAAAACCAAGAATTACTGGATTAGAAAAAGACTATATCAAGAGGCAACTCTAATTCCACCTAAAGTCAATACTACAATTAATGATACTGGTATTGGTAGGTTCCAAATTCTAAATGGTGGTGCAGATTACACTGCTGGCACATATACTAACATTCCATTGACTGGAGGAACTGGTACAGGTGCTACAGCAACTATTGTAGTTTCTGATGCTGGTATTGTATCATCTGTACAAATTCAAGCAAAGGGATCTGGGTATCGTAAAGCAGACTACCTTGGTGTTGCTGATGAAGATCTAGTAAGGTCTGGTGGATCACAGAGCACGATGCGTCTAGTCATTTATGTTGACCATGTTGGTTTTGCAGCAGGATCTACACAACTGATTGTTGACGATGCAGTTAAGTATGCTAACGGTGATCTAATTCAAGTTGGAGAAGAGATCCTAGAAATTTCTTCTATTGATGGAAGCACTCTTACTGTTTCTACTGCAAGAGAGGGAACTACTGCAGTTGATCACTATGATGGTCAGGCAGTATCTTTGTATAAACCAAGATATAACTTTGATGCTAACTTCCAGATCTTTACTGGAAACAATTCTGGATTTATCCAGTCTTATGATAGAGACACTCAAAAAATTACAGTCATCTACAACTATAGTGTTACAAATCCAAATGTAGTAGCACAAAGTTCTAGTTTCTTTGATAGCAGCACTCCTGCAAGATTAGTTGCTGTAAGTTCTGCGGGTGAAACAATTAATAAATTTGAATTTTCAGAAGACAACACTACATTTACCCCTAACCCTGATATTAATATTCAGGAATATTACAAGTATAAGTTTGATACGTCTCATTCTAGTCTTACTGGGACTTATTTTGATATGTCTCCAAGTAGAAACTATAATCTAGAAACTCTAGAGAAGTTTGCTACCACAATTCTACCAGGAAATGCTGGTTCTTATACAGATGTAAAATTTGGATTTGGTGCAAGACTTAGTGACAACACATATACTAAAAAGATAGGAACTGATTTTACTAATTTCTATTACTTTGATAGAAAAGGTGTTGTTAATTCTGAAGGTAAGTCACTCAAGATTATTACCGATCCTCTTCAAGGTGTAAAGACAATCAATTATGTTACCTCCACTCGTTTTGTTTACGATATACCTAGTGAGCCTCTTTGGGATGGTTCTGGATCCATTTCTTATACTACTACTGGTCAGTTCGCTGTTGGCGAGATCAACTCGTTCTCAATCACAAACCTCGGACTAAACTATAAGAAAGTTCCTATCATTGATGGTGTAGAACCTAACGTAGATTATAGAGCATCTGCTACTGTGTTGTTTGATAATGCATCACAAACAATTACAGGTGTTTCTGTAAAAGAAAAAGGGTCTAACTATGTAAATCCAAAAGTTGTTATCACTGATGGTGATGGATCGAACGCAGAATTCGGTATCGTCATTAGAGATGGTAGCGTATTCTCTATTGTTGTTACTAATGCTGGTAAGGGATACTCATATGCTCCTACCATTGAGATTGTAGAAGGTGATGTAGAGGCGTTTGTTGAAAGTAATACAATAGGTCTTCCTAGAAGTATTTCTATCATTGACAATGGTGGTGCATATCACCTAGACAAGACTATTGCATCTGCATTCAATTCAAACTTTATTGTCTCTCTATCTGGTAGTAACTACACTTTCAAAAAAGGTGAAATTGTAGTACAAAGACTATCAGGTTCTGAGGTTGCTAGAGCAGAAGTCGTTGAGTTTAGATCTGGTGGTAATTTACTTAAACTAGAAAATGTACAGGGTACATTAAGAGAGAACGTAGAAATCATTGGTCTTGTTACTAACGCCGCGGCCACTATTAAGACTGTATTTGCAACGACTTTCACAAAAGAACTTTCTGGTTTCTATGACAACCTAGGATACTACAAATCAGATAGAGGTAGACTAGGCAACTCTAATCA